CATCGCATACCCGTAGCGCAGCCAGAACTCACCGATGCGCGTCAACGTGCCATCATCAATGCGACGCTGACGGCACACAAGCCGCCACCCATAGGTAGCAAGGTTGAAGGCATCGCCGCCAACACCGCCCGACGTTGTCGGAGCAATCATCCGCGAGTCCTGCACCTTGGCATTGATGCCCGCAATAGCGTTCGCGTAATCGCCGTTGGCGGCGAACTTCGCCATCGCTAGATTCGTGTCCGCATTGAACTTCGCGTACGAATTGTTCAGGCCGGTCATGGCACTGCGGGCCTCGATCTCGCGGCGGTTGTTCTCCATCGCCATCCCATAGGCCATACCATTATTGATGCCGCCCATCAGCGCCGAACTCAGCGCCCCGCCAATGTTTCCGCCGGCGAGCTGACCGATCGCACTCGCGCCGGTATTCAACGAGCCGCCCAACAGGCGCATGTTGGCGTTGTACTCAGCGCCCTGCCGCGAGTAGGCGTTGGTGAGGTCGGTCGCTTGATTCGCCTGCATCATAGACGCCTGAGCCTGCGTGTAGGACGTGTCCGCACCCCGGATCGCCTTCTGCTGAGCCCAATCAGCACTCTGGTACTGGTAGTGGATCGAGTGCGCATTGCCCGCCATGTACTGCAGGTACCCATTGTTCGTCAGCGCGAACGTCGGCAAAGCGCTGATCCCGGTCATGGCGTCGAAGTGCTCGGAGTACGCGTTGTTGCCGTCGCCGGTATTGTTCTGATTGTAGCCATTGACAGTGAACATGATGCGCGGCCCCGGTGGCACAACATGCGCCCACATGGTCACCTTCAAACTCGTGTCCCACACGCATTCGGGGCGCACCAGGAGCGGGGCACCGTTGAACATGGTCACCTCATAGACCATGTACGGGTAGGTGTAGAGCTTCCAGAGCATGCGGTACCGCTCAGGAATGTTGTCCTCCTTGCGGAATCCGGGCGCAAGATCGATCGTCTGATTGTTGTTGATCCCCTCAGAGCCGAAGCCGGTGGTGATCGGGTAGACGGTCGCACCCTGCTTCTTGGTGCGCCGCTTCTTGTCCTCTTCATAACCGGAAGTGTCCGGCGTCTTCGCACTCGTCAGCCCGTCGAAGTTAATAATCCCTTTCGGGATGGCGGTGATGGTCTGCACACCCTGGCTCACCCACGGGCAGTTGGAGAGGGCTTCGGCGAGGCTGCGGAAGTTACCGATGTCCATGGCGTACACGCACGTCGCGTTCGCCATGCCTCCGGCGAGCGATCCTTTCGCCGTCTGGAAGTGGGGGTCATCCTCGGTGCCGTAATCGACGAGTAAGTCGATAGCAGAAGTGACGATGATGTCATAGTTGGCGGAATCGACGTTACCGTCGATATGCTCGACGGAGGCCATGTCATGGCGCCACACTTCAGAGATGACGTACTCGCCACCGGTGTCGAGGCCTTCGGGGACGGTGAGGTACTTACGCCCGTAGTTCTCCCATTTGTCTTGGGCGGCGATGCCGATGTGCCCGCGCTCGACGTAGCACATGCCGAATTTGATTTCGTGCATGTAGGTCTGCCAGACGTCGAGCTGTACGGTGAACTCGGTCGTGTGTGGCGCAACGTACTCTACGGACGTGATGAAGTAGTAGAATGTGTTACGGGAATTCACCGAATCAGCAGCATTCCTCACACACATGTAATTGTACTCATTCGCCTGGCTGAAGGGAATATCAAGCCTTATAGGCTGTCCTTGAGCACAGTACGTCAACCCGTTGACGACAAGCTTAATGCCCTTCTCGTCATGATAGTTCCACGCCTTGTCGTAGTCGTCGAACCACACAATATCGCGGTACGTGGAATCCCATTTCACGCGCGAAAGAACAACCGTGGTGCCCGGAGTCCACACGGCGTAATTAAAATCGTATCCGAAATCCCCAATATCTTCAGGAGGCTGATATGAAGTCATGAAAGAAGAATACCACGGCCGTCGTAACGACGGCCGTGGTATTCAAGGAAAGGAGGATTACTCCTTGGGCCAGACCTTCACGGCCTTGGAGGCATCCACCGAAACCTGCGTGGTCACCGGTGTCTGAGTAATCCGCTTGTGAGTCGTCGGATCGATATACGTGATCGAGCCCACGACCGTGAGCGTCTCCGCCGTCTCATCCAGACCCACCTTGAGCACACCCTCATTCGTGATGCGAGTGCGCTGACTCTTCGCCCCAGTCACCGAGAAGGCAACGCCGAACTCATAGTCGTAGGTGTTCTTCCCGGCAACCTTGTGGACAATCTCAATGTTCTCGCCCGGCAGTGCCTTCGCCGTCGTAGAAACCGGGGCGCCAGTATCGGCGTGGGCCGCCTTCTCGATCGTCAGCTTCAGCTCGCTCGGCTTGATCGTGATCGTAGAATCGTCATCACCGGTCCACAAGGCGACGGCAGGCACGAACAGCGAGGCACTGATCACCTCCCAGTGGTGCAGGAAGTAGTTCGTACCCAGCGAAATCGCGTTCGGCTGAGACTGGTTCTCAAGCAGGTTGTCCGCGATGACGAAGAAATCCTTCGTCGTCAGAATGGCCTGCGTCTTCTCCATCCCGAAGTACTCTTCCGGAATGGTGACGATACGCCCGTTCAGCTGGCTGAACTCTTGGTTGAAGGCGGCGGACCACGCCTCAACACCGATGTTCGCCATCACCTCGGGGGTTGTGACCAGCACCAGATCCTCGGGCTTGGCGAACGTCTCCATGTGCGCCGCATTGTACTTGCGGCTGATGAACTGAAGATTGCCGGCGAGCGCCTGCGTCTTCTTGATGAAGGCCTTCGAATCCGCCTCAGTGGCGGCAAGAGTGCGCAGGTTCGGGACCTTAGCGTGCCAGAATCCACCATTGGCCTCGTACTCGGCGAACAGCGACGTAGTCTGCAGGAACTCATCCCACTGGTCCGACGTGGTCGGTACCGCAAGGATCTGCTGCAGATACTGCTGCAGGCCGGACTCATCCAGGAAGGCGCGGCGCACTTGATCACGGTTCACCGTGATCTTGTAGTACTCGCGCCGGTTCACCGTATGGAACTGGGAAGCGACGTTGGGCTTACGGGCCGCGAACAGATCCTTCTCCATGTAGTCACGGTCGCCGGAGTACAGGTAGGACTCGATGAGGCCCTGCTGCACCTCTTCGATCGTGTCACCGAACTCGAGCATGCCGCGCTTGAAGATCGCGAGAGGGTTGTTCCACGTGATGTCACGGAGAATGTACGTGCCGATCCGATTGACGAGCGCGTCACAGAACTCATTGTAGGACGGCGTGTAGGACATGAGGCTGCGGAGCGTCGCAGAAATATTGCCCTTGGTCGCCTCCGGGACGCGCCTCTGATAGTCGGCGGACGCGTCATTACGAATGCGGTTCAGCGCCTCAATATTATCGATCCCGCGAATCTTACCTGTGGGCTGCATTAGTTCTTCTCCTTGTCATTGCCCTGGTTCTGGAAATAAGCGTCGATCGAACCATCATCCTGATAGTCGTCAACATTATCGGAATCGCCGGACTCAGCAGTAGAACCGCCATCCGATACCGCAGTCAGAAGATCATAGTTCTTGCTCTTCAGCGAATTAACGAGATCATTCAGCTCGCCATTCTGCGATGTCATCTCCTCGATCTTAGTCTTCGCCGAATCAAACCCGCTACTCACCTCATCGTAAGCACCGCGCAGATCATCGTAAATAGTGGCCGGAAGGCCGTCTTCTGGCGGATTCTGAAGCATATCTACAAGAGAATTGAAGTCCATTTTACTTCTCCATAAAGGTAGGGTAGGAGCTCTACGCCCCTACCCTACCAGCTAACCGGAAATTCTGGCTACGGCAACAGCCGACTACCAATCGAATGCGGTGCCCGGCGGCATTCAATCCGTGGTACCCGGGCAGCCCTAGTCACTCGTCGCCAGACTCCGGGGCCTTGTAACCATGCTCAACCGCCCAGTCTTCAAGAATCTTACGAAGCAGAAGGGGGCGCTTGAGGCGCAGGTCCCACTGCTTCTCTTCGATGAACTCATCGAGCTTGCGGTCAATGCTGACGGTGATGTTCTTCTTTGCCATGATATTCTCCTTATGCGGCGAATGTAAATGAGGTTGGCTTCAGGACTACTCCTCCTGGAACCTTTGTAGGCATGAGTTTACCATACCATCGTTGATCTTCAAGTAAATCTTCGGGTGTGATCTGCGCCGCAAGATATTTAGGTAGCCCAGCAATGTGCGTTTCCGGAACGCCGTCGATCACCTCACAATACTGTTTAGCGCGCACGAAGATCGCCCGTGAGAACGTGGCCTCATGCTTCCAAGCTCCAATGTTCGTCGGATGCACGGTGATCTGATTCGGCTTCTCCGTCCCCAGAAGATGTAACGAATCAGTGTCAGCATATAGAAAGCGATCATAATTGAGCTGCGCCGAAGTAACGGTGTGGTGGCGTGCCCATGCGGTCACGAAGCAGCCCACAGGGGTGTAGACGGGGTCGGCGCTGTCCGCGGAGCCGCTGACCAGCTTGACGTGATCGCCGTCGAGGATGGGCTTCTTCCCGGTCGTGTTCGTGTTCTTAGCGAATTTTCCATAAAGTGAATTCAGCATTAATTTAGCGATCGTTCGCTTGCCGCCGGTCGAATTGGCCTTCACTTCCATCCATTTATCAATATAATCAGCGATCATCCCGCGCTCACTATCAAAAGTGAATGTACCGTTGCAGGTGATAATATTCAAGTCATAATGCTTCGACCACAAGTCAAGATCAACCGACGTGCACGTCAGTGTCGTCGGCTCATCAATGGCCTTCACATACTCTGCCCCGTTAAAGAACCGAGAACGCTTGATCTGAATGCAGGGGATGTGATCTTCCTTCAGCTTCGCGGTCACCGTCACGGAAGTAATGAACAGGCCGTCATCGGGAATATAATCAACGATATTCGGCTTGCCAAAGGGCAGGAGGTCTTCATGCATGACGTATGGGTACAATGAATTCACGTCATACACGTCGCCCGCGCCCACGATACGCCGGGAAAAGCGAGGATCGGCGTACGTGAAGCCGCCGCGATACGCCTGTCTGATCTCCTGATCTAAGCTGGCGGGGAGAACGGGGAAAGACTTCGTGAACGCTGCCTGCCCGCCGTAGACCTTCTTGAACTCAGCCATGGCGTCACTACCTACGGTAAGGTTCGTCATGCCATGAGAAAGCTGCTCGGCGAGCGCTCTGGCCACGATCTCGACGTCACGACGCAAATAGTCCCACTCCTCTTCAGTGGGAATGTAGCCGACCGGGCGGGGTTTGTCGTAATCGATCTCTCCCTTGGGCTCAGGCAGATCGAAGGCCTTTGCGATCGCAGCAACCGGCATGGGAATCTTCTTGAGCGAATCACGGATCTCGGTAACAACACCGTGCACATTAATGGTGATGGTGTAAAACTTACCCATCTTATCGATGAGAGTTGAAAACTCCATCTCCCCCGGCTTGCCGTCAACCCACTTCCAGCCATTCTTCATAATGTAGTCAATGATAAAGATGCCGTCGAAGGAAAGATTATGGAAGTAGGTTGTCGTTGCCCCCTGCCCTAGGTTATCGATGAATGAACCGATATCGGTGCCGCGCTTGAGGTCCTTGAGGTCGTGAATGTTCACCGATGCCCACGCCCATACTCGGCAGTCATTCTCATCCGTGGTCGTCTCGAAGTCAGCGCTTCTTACGGCGACGGAGCTTTTTGCCTGTCTTTTCCGGCTTGATTTCGAGGTTTTCGGCTTCATCGATCATACCAAGGAGGGTGAAGATTTTTTCATCATAGTCATCAAGTATCGCGGCAATCGCGCGCTTACCGATCTTGTCGTTATCCTGGTTGTGGATCGCCCAGTAAAGGCGGGAGAGGCGGTCTGCGAAGTAATCATCATTACTCCACATGAACCAGAGCTTATCGTCCGGGAGGTCGAGAACCCTGCGCAGCCGATCATCGCCGACCTCATCAATCATGTCTGAGATATTCTGACGCGCTTGAGAGATCGCCTTATTGCGTCCTCGAGTCGTCTGGCGCTCATTCATACTCTTGGCAATAGTGTATGCACCCTCGTCGGAGCTGAAGCGTCGCGGAGTAGGAAGGCGATACTCAACCAAGGATTCGGCACTACCGGATTCCAGGTAGGCCTTCTTGACGCGCCAATCCTCGTCATACTCTTTCGCTGTGATGCCAACCCATGGGATGAAGGTTCCTGCAACCGATTTTTTGTACTCACGCTTGCGCTCGTTATCGCGCTTGTACTCGCGGCGCACGGCGCGCATGGCGTCACCGCTAATAATATTCCCTCGAGCTCCCGCGTAATATGTGGTGCCTTGGTAGAGAAACTTATCAAGGCGTTCGAGGTGGCGCTTCACCTGCGCCGTCGTCATGCGATTGATGCGTGCCTCGCCCTTGCGCACATCATATTCTGTGCCAGCAATATCGACGCCGAACAATCCATTGTTCAGGTCAGTGAGCAGGCCGCCCGCGCGGGGATTGTAGGTGCCCTGCTTGATGAGGCGGACCTTGCGTGTGGCGCGGGCCTCAGCTTTGAGGGCCCTAAGGCGCAGGTCTCCAAGTGATGGGTTACCGGACATGAAAGCTCCTCC